TAGGTAGTTTAACCAGCTGTTACGCTGGACCTAACTAATCATCGCCACCGACGCTCTAGCATGCTAGAGTGCCGGTCGGTGTATTCACTAGCACAGAACGCCGACCCATCCTCAAAAGGTAGGGAAGGCTTCTCGTGGTATTGCCCAGTGAGTGGGTTAACGGAAGGTCGACCAGCCTCGGTAAAGTACCGAAGCAACATCAACCAACCGTCCATCCACTTACGAATCACTGGGGAGCGGACTCCGTAACAATGGTATTTGAACTTTTGCAAGTTCTTGTCCCATCGACGGCGTATGTTCTGACCTGGTGGTGTCTCACGAAGGCTTGGGGCTGGAAGATCCAGCTCCTGACCCGGTATCGGACCGTATATACGGACCAGATGCCCTACGATATAATCGTAGGTCGTGTACAACCGTCTATCGTAGAAGGAATTCGCGTAAGCGATCCAGCTCGTATAGACGCTAGGGCTGCGGAGTGATGACCAGACTGTGCGTAAACGCACAGGAGTGACGTCGTCGCCTTGGAAGGCGTCCATGCCACATGACTCTCTAAAGAGTCCACTGGTACAGCTCTTGTCGCGGTTGATTTTCAACCCAAACGACTCGAGTATGATCATAGCGTTCTCCGCGTAAGCGGTTGGGACTATGACATCATCTCCATACACATATATACGCTCGCGCGTATACGTGTCTTGTGTTCCTGCGGTTAGAAGGGCCCAAACGACAAGCGAGAGCGTCGGGAAGCATAAACAGCTTCCCATCGGCGCAAACTTGCGTAAGGGAAAGACCCTTCCATCCGGTAGAACCGTTGATGAAGTCCTGCATGCCTCCATATAGGGTAAAACCATATACGGAAACAGGAGGCGAACTAGACGCAGACTCACTCGATCAGAGGCCTCGTTAAGGTCTAAGGTCGAGTATCGTCCGTCCCGAGACCCAAGGAGGGCCACGGTACGGTTTGGTGTCTGGTCGGTGAAGCGCACACAACCTCGGGTGAGGAAATGTCGCTCCACATGCTTAACTATGGCTGTACCCAGCCCTTGCTGAATCCATTGATAATCAACGGGTTCGCAAGAGATGAGCCTAGGCCCGCGCGAGTCCTTCGGCACAAGGATAACCTTTGCCGGGATACTCGTCTCCGAGACAGACTGAAAAGTCTGCCAGCGGTCACCGATATGGCCAACCGACGCACAAAAATATGCGTCGAAAGGATAAACATCAGTGATCTGACTAGAAACATTGCTCCAATGAAACTTACCCCAGAGCCGCTGCTTTGTAGCAACGGTACCGGGTCCGTGTCTTGGAACAATGTCTGTTGGGTCAAAAGAAGCAAAGAGCTTGTATAACAAGCGCCTGGCCTCACGAGCTACAAGTACCTTTCGATCCACTTTATCAGTAGATCGAGTATCAGGATTGTAGCCAGCCAAAACGCGGTCCTCAATTTCTTCGAGGCCGCGATCGGTAGTATTAAGGTCGTCCTCCGTTTTCTCAAACGACGCGACGACCGCATGTTCTTGTTCATCAGAGTAAGGTAGCTTATACTTATAAAATAAGTAACAGAGCTGCCGAACAACTTTGACACTAGAACTGCACGGGCACTGAAGGAGTCGCCCATCCGGCTGGAGCACACGACTGATGAATTCCCAAAACAGTTTCGGGAGTTTACCACCTTCCTTGGGTTCTAATCCAAGGTCAGTGGCAGACAGTGGTTGTGACCCTGCAAGAGCCTTATCAAAGGCCTTGCCCAGACGAGGTAGAACTTTCGTAAGAAAGCTCAATCCTTCGGCACGGTATCTGGCACGACACTTATTAAGTGTATGCTTGAGATCCGTAGTGTTAAACACCTCACCGTGAGCGTTATGAACGTCACGGAGTAAGGCGGCGATGAGTTCGAACTCATTCAGGCTGTTAGTAGTAACCATAAGGTTCACTTCCTGCAGCTAACGCAATACTCCGTTATCCTTTACGCGAACGTAAGAAACCTCCACCTCCAATATGACTCGGAAGAAGAAGCTCAAAGAAGCCCTACCCTCCATCCCTAACGGACGCACACCGCAGAAACTGCGGTTAGCGTGCATTCTGGCTGGTTTGTACGACTCCAACATCGAAGCGTTCAGACCCAGTTTCGAAGAAACAGAGCGCCTTGAGGCATCGTTTGTCGGGGGAGCTGTAATAGAGACCCTGCTTACTTACGTCGAGATTTCTCTCGATGAAAAGGGCAGACTCCGCTACGTGCTCGTCCCGAACGACAATACCTTTGGGAACTTTATTACCTTTACTAATGGGTAGTACTAGCTCTAATGTCTTACGTTGCATCCATCACAAGCGGCGCCGGGTCTCCCCGGCGCCGGCGCGTCGCCGCGCATGGATAGCAAGGCCGCCGTTGCGGGAGAATTAAACTCCTCCCGATAACAACGCGGCAGCACCGTTACCCGTACCATCATACAAAATCGTCGTCGAAGCTCCTAAAGAGCCTACGAACGACAAAATATGTGCGATGGCGTCAGCAGCCGTATTCGAATTGGTAATAGCCCCTACGGGGTTATCCAATACGATATAGGCAGAGGTTGTGACTGGCGTTACCGAGTCCACTCCGGAGACATGAGTAATGTCGAACCGGACCAGACCACGGCGGCGCTTTTGCAACCCAGAACCTGACTCCACATGACTAATAGACATGCGGATGGGCAAAGCCGGACTTTCCCCAATCTGGGAAAAGACCGTCTTTCGGTCACTGATTGACAGGCGCGTGAACTCACGTTCCGTGCCTGCCCTGTCCTTGACTTCGTTTGTAGTTAGTGTATTGGCTAGCATTTTGTTCTTGCCCTTTTAACGGGGGGCTCCGAAGTGAGACTGCGATAAAGCAGCTAAGTAGTCACTTTCTACGTTTCGGTAACCTACGCCGTGCAATCACAAGCGCGGATCCCAGGGTAAGCTCTGAGAGCGAGACCCCACTCGATTCAATCGAGCTAGTTGAAGGCCATTCGACTTTCCTCTTGTAAGAGGTTTCTCGAACAGCGGCCAACGTGGTTCTGGGAGGATAGTAGAAGTCGCTAAGCGCGGGTAATTGATCGGAAGGTGTAAAGTTCCGGATTACCGTAGCCCATGGATAAATCCATCGCGACCTCTTGTAGCTCCACAGATAACCTCTAATGTTTATTCGAGGTTCCAGGTTGAGGGTCTTTCTGTCAGACAGCCATCGGCTCACGCCGAATAGCCAGTCAACGACAAAAGACCATGGAATGGCATTCCAGATAATCGCAGGGTTAAGGTTAACCCCGAGACCATCAAGAAGGCCAAGCAGTTGAGCATGCTCAACTTGCCACTTAGACAACTCGAAAGAGTAGTCCAACTCAGCATGGAACACGGGTTCATCCGACACAGCACGACGACTCAAGTAAGCCCTCTGATACTGCAACAACCCTGAGGAAAGTTCCTCTGGCTGTCGTATTAACAGATATTGGCCACTATCATCTTCGACTGTGTTTTCGGCACCAAGACGCGTTGTAAAATGCGTCGTTTGGGGAACCCCCGCCCTATTAACGAGTTTTCGAACTCGTTCTTCAGTACGGGCGATAGCGTTTTTAATCGCTATCACGTCGGATATGAGCGGCAGTATATTAAACTGCGCTTGCAAGTACAGACTTGCAGCTGAAGCTTCGACGGGTACGTTACTGTTAACGATCCGTCTTATACTTCGATACGCTCTTCGGAACTGCTGCCTCATCGTGAATCCTCTCTTTACAGAGAGCTTCGCGGCGTTAGCTGCAGTTTTAGCGAGGGACTTGAAGTCCTTCAACTCGATGATCGAGTTAATCAGGCTAAGTTCGGCCTTGATCCCAGGAAGCATTGAGCGCATTGCTCGTGCCTCCAATTGGGAGTATTCGCCGGGGCGGGGAAGAAAATCCCCATTAACCTGTTCACTAATATACGCTGGCAGCCCGCTAACGGGTAGACCAGGTTCACCGAATGGATGCTGCTCATGGCTCTGGGTGTCATACCCAGAGGCTAAGGCTCGGCTACTACCTCCCATTAGACCGGCATTGAAGCCGCCCTGTGGGAAGTTCTGTCCACTATGGACATATAGGAACCGACCATCGGTAGAAGGAACTCCTCTGAACGCTTTATAGTGTTCAAAGTTCTTCCATCCACGTCCTCCGCGTGACTTGGGTTGTGGAGACCGCCTCTCTTCGCCCACACTATAAAAGTGTGGTAGTTTGCGAATAGTGTAGCCTCCATTATACCAATGCCACGTCTCATCCAATACCGTAACCGTTGTCGGAAATTCCGATCCAGGGTAGTATAGGATATCACTGCGAGCATCCGACATATAAAGGTGGAATTGTTGAGGAAATCAACATTAAGGTCTGCAACCAACAGGGT